GCATTTGTTTGCCACTTCTCGGACACCCCGTACACAAGCTTCTTCCGTGACATCAACATAATCCCTCAATGTGGACTCTATTGTTTTTGCCAAAGCATCAGGACTTATACTCATAATTGAATCCCATACACTACTTGCGTGACATTCTCGGCTTCGATGTAATATTCCGCCTTATCCCAGACAAGAAGATTGTTGTTAAACATTGCCTCGATTGCCGCCTCTGTTGTAGGGTCCTTATAATCCGAATAGAACTCAACGTTCACATCCGTGATCTTGTGGTAAACCTTGCAATCCGCGATGAAATTGTCCGATTCCATCTCCATGTAGCAGATAAACGGAAGAGAAGGCGCAGCACCCACCGGGAAAGCCCTATAAGCAACTTTATCCTTGAATGCGTTATCATTTATGCTTTCAAGCGCTGTTTTTAGTCCTTCAAGTGTCATTTCTGCCCCTTCCGATCTGTCGCGTATAACTCAACGCGCCCGTCTGTCCTTGTATATGTCCGATATACAGTCAACCTCTTTGTGCCGACCTCTATCTCATCCTCGCCGTTGTATTCCGTTATACGGACCGCATAAGCGCCATAAGGCTTTAAACCTTGCTGTCCCGCTTCGTAAAACTCCGACTGATTGATGTTTGCCTTAATGGCATAAACGGACTTTTTTGTTTCTGTGGCAACCGAAACACCTATCGAATTTATCGTGTAACTCTTTGATATTAAGGATATCTTTTCGGCTTGGTTCATTCTGTTGTCCCCCAAACCGTGTACCCGGAGGCCATGCCGAGCTGTGCCTTCTGCTCGTCATATGACTTCTTGAAGGCGCTTGCTCTCTCAAGCGATCCATGTATGAGCTCGAACTGATAACCACAATATGTAACCACCGCCCTGATGATTGCCGGATCTGTTGTCGTTGATATCGTCTTATCAGGGTCAACGTCTCCGATGTTCAGGTCGATGAATGCGGCTCCGATCAGATCCGTGAGCTCACTGTCAAAATCATTTGATGAAATTAAAAGAGCAAGTTTAACCTTATTAAGCATTGTTTAATACCTCTGGATTTTCGAAGCTTTGCTTGTATAGCTCTCTATATTCCGGATATATGGGTATATGTCCTATATGGCCCAAACGGACCGAAGGCTCTGCCCATATCTCATAACCGCCCTCTGTGGCTCTCTGACAGAATGCCAAATCCTCGCCGAGCTCCCTTGTCGGGAAAAAGCAAGTGCCATGTCTATCCCAGATAGCTTTCAAAATCTCCGTTTTCATTAGCACACATCCAAAACCGCATCCTGCAACCTTGAATGTGTTTGTCGGGTATTCTGTGAACCTCTGAACACTCGGATATATCTCCGTGAACAGACAGGACTGATGAGGCGGCCTTCTGCCGTGTGCGATTCCTGAAACGAATGACTTTCCACTGAACTGAAGATCCTCGACAACTGTGTCTTGGAATACCATATCAGCATCTAACCACAAAACATCAGTATAACCGCCATCAATCGCCGCATTTGCAAGGGCATCCCTTCCGTGATATACCAACGTACCACCATGCAACCGGACATCATAGTCGATGCTGTCCTCGTCAAGCTTCTTGCATAAGCTTAGAAGGCTCTTGACGAATTCCATGTGCATATAATCGTGTGTTGGTATTGCTATAAGCAGCTTCATTTCTTTGTTGTTGTCCTTTTCGTGGTCTTGGCTGTCGCTTTTGGTGCTTTTACGGCTTTTTCTGCGACTTCCTCGACCGGGATTGTTGCCGTTTCAACGGGTTTGCCCTCAAGCTCAACCGCAGAACCGACTGACAGGAGAAAATCCGCTGTTGCGGGAGAAACCTCAACAATCTCCCCCGCCGCGTGATTTATTCTGCTGTCGCGTATCAGTTTTATCTTCATTTATGAAACAGCGTTTGTCTTCTTGATGTTGCAGAATCTGCCGCAAGCCGTTACAGCGTGTGCAACATACTGTCTACCAACGATCTTGACCATGTCTTCCTCAGCCTCGGTAACATCGTCATATTTGATGATTACGCCTTCGCCTTCAGGATAGTTGAGCTGTGCGCCCTTGAGATCGCCTACGATAGCATATACTGCATTGTTTGATGCGCTGTCATAAGCCGGAAGGCTGTTATTAAAGAGCACCGGAAGTCCCATGAAGGGATCAAATGCGAAGTTTCCTGCTGCCTGAGCTGCAACAAAGTTTGCATATGTAAGCTTGTTCATGATGATAACGGGATCTGTTGCTTCGTCTGAAAGGTTTGCAAATGCCTTTGCTATTGTGGTAACAGCGGGATTTGCAGATATAGCTGCTGCCGAAGCTGCGCTTGATGTTGCCTCTGTGGGAGCTGTCTTGATGTCATTAACAACAAGATCAGAAAGCTTCTTGACAATCTGATACATAAGCTCATCGTAGATGTAGCGAACGAGTGTCTCGCCGCCCATTGCGATAGCTTCGTCAGATACGCGAATCCACTTCTTGATGTTGCGAGGGATCATCTCAACAACGCCGAGTGTCAGGCTTTCTTCCGTAGGAGCCGTTGTTCCCTCTGTATGAACATAAGCACCGTTTGCTGAAAGCTCGAAAGCAACCTTAAGATTACCCTTGATGTTGGTCTTTTTAATTCTGGAAAGGATGTCATCCTTCTCCCATGCGGTTCTGATAATGTCATCAACGATTGACGGAACGGGAACTGAACCCGAAACCTGTGTTGTAAGAAGGCTTCTTACTTCTGCATCGTTATCGCTTATAAGATAACGTGCGAACGCATCAACATATTCCTGTGATGCCCTGATCTCATCATTTGTTCTCATGTCTCTTTTCTCCTCTACTATTGTCTTAACTACTTCGCCGACTTCTCCGGCTGCAACTGCGCTTCTGATCTCTGCCTTCTGTGCCTCTTCGGCCTTGCGGGCTTCGATCTCGGTGTTGAGTGATCTCATTTCCTCTTCAAGAGCATTGAGATCAGCACCTTCATTGTCGAGCTCGGCAACGATTGCCGTCTTGCGCTCTTCGATCTGTTCGATCGTCATCTCTTTGATTTCCATGATTACACCTCTCTCATAATTCTGATCTTTTGTTTCTGCGCTTCGATCGCTCTCTTCGCCGCTCTTTCATTCTCCAATGATTCTTTTGCGCTCTCCAGTGCATCGGATAAGCCGCGAGCAGTGATTGATGTCTGCTCATATGCCGGGAATGTTACCGCGCTGACTTCAAATATCTTTCCAAGCCCCGTTATGGTTCTTGTCGGATGTTCAGACTCGATATCTTCCCATTTATCCGCATCAACCGTGAACATAAAGGACATACCATCAAGGTCTCCTCTCTCAACGGCTGAATATAGGCTCTTTGCTTCGGCATTGTTCTCCGTGTCAAGGTCAACGCGGATTGTCATGCCTTCTTCGTCAACAGATAACTGCATTGTGCTGTTTTCGTTGTTGTTCCGGCTTCTTGCAAGCGGGATCATGTCGGTGTTGTGGTTTATCAGGAATCGAACGTCCTTAAGGTCTGCCCCTTCAAGAGCCCCGCGCTCGATTATCTCATCACACCATCCAAGATTCGTTCTTGCATCGTAAACGATCGGCCTTCCTGTAAGAAAATGACCGTGTTCTTCGTTCTGGTCTGCCCGAACTTCAAAATTAAAAGCCCTTATCTCCTTATTCTTCATTTTTATTGCTCCCTTCATCTTCGTTGTTTCCCTCGTTTATCTTCTCGTTAGCATTCCAATACTCGCCTCTGATGATATATTCCTGTCCTTCGCCATTCGGTAACGGCGGAAGATTCCATATCTCACGGACTTCATCACGATTGAGAATGCCCCTATCAGCAAGCCCGATTGACATTGAAAGCTTTTCTTTGTTTGACATATACTGAAGCCTGTTTGCGCTTGCAATGACTATATTGCCCTGTGTCTGCTCCCGGAAGGTAAACAGCATTTTTGTAACCACTTCCGAGAATTGAATGGCAAACGGCTCGCATATTCCCTCATATACGGCTGTCCAATCATCGCCATAGGCTTTTGATTGAAGCATTGCTTCATTCACGTTGAAATAATCAAATACGTTCGATTTGATGATGTTTTCTTCTTCTGCATCAACAACCCACGGATCTGCCTTGACCTGATTGATGTTTGAGTATGTATTCGGGAACAAGAGAAGCCCGCCGCCCTCTGCGTCTTTGCTGAAGTTTTCCTCTGTGAAACGCTTGCGCTCTTTAGCAAGGTCATCGGCCTTCGTGAAGTTATTGACCTGAGCATAGAACCGATATGTTGCCGCGCTCTTGACACCTTCCTTGATACCCTGATTCTGTATGTCGATAAGGTCGATTGTGGGGAACAATGCGACATTTGACTCGCCAAACAGATCATCACGGTACTGGAACTTGGTCATCACACCACAGGCATCAAGCTCGATGGCCGCCCTCTGTCCGTTTGAGAACTCATAACGCAGATAAGGAACGTTGTTGTATGATATAACCTCGCATCTTTGCGGTAACGGGCATATAATGCCTGATACTTGACCAAAATCGTCATACACCGGACATATAAAAGCTGTATTGTGGATATCGAGTATAGTTGAAAGCCTATACATGAACTGATACCATGTCTGAAATTGATTCGGTGCGTGTTGAAGTTTGCTCCTAAGGGCCGGACGGGCAGCTCCGCCGATCTCGACCTTAAGCTTTGCGATATGTGTTGCTCTGGCATTGATTGCCGACCTGATGAGCTGTGATTCGTAAATAGAGCCGTTGAATGTAGTGAAATGAGGCGTATATCCGTTCAGCATCTTGAACGACCCCTCATATTTCCCCTTTTCCTTCGGTCTGTTGCCGAAAATTAAATCAAACAATCCCATTCTTCAATTATCCCCTGTTTTGAAGCTGATCTCCTATTTCGTTGTAATGCTTTTGACGGACACAAAACGCATCAGCCAAAGCCGCTACCAAATCTATGTGCATAGCCGGACGGATTTTTACTAATCGCCCGCGCCCTCGCTCCGTACTCATCTTGATTGCAGAATTAAGCATATGTACTTTCATCAGGTCGTTGTCTCCGCAATGGACTTTTCCATCCTTGAACAACCCTTCCATCTCCTGAAGGACACCCCAGAGATTGTCTCCCTGATACACATCGTCACATTTAAAACCATATGCTTCCATGTCCTGAATGAGATATTGTGCCGAGTATCGGTCATATCCGACCATGATCGGGAGGATCTCATATTCCTCAACGAGCATCTTGAACCAGTCAAAGCAATCGTGATAATCGATGAAGTTTTCCCCGGACAGATCAAGCCAACCATTCGCTATATACTGTTTATACGGCAGACCATCACGGGCAATGGCATCTTCCAACCTCTCGGAAGGAATCCATGCTTTTGAGAAAACATATATCTCGCCGTTTTTCTCTACCAAGCACACACAAGCCGTGATATCCGTTGTCTGGCTGAGATCTATGCCGCCGACCGCATAAGTCGAACGAAAATCATCAAACGAAAGCTGTTCTCCGAAGCACTTCTGAACCGTATCGGCATCAAGCCACGCAAGAGAACTGTTCTGCTTAAGATTGCAATACTTTGTTATAAACTCGGCCTTTTTAGAGAGTGAGCCTTCTGCAATGGCTATCTCTTCGAGCATAAAGTCCACCGGGATTGAAATGCCAAGATTCGGATTGCTCTTTCGGAGCTCGTTGATGTCATTCCACTTCGCGGGATCATCAATCATATACATGAACGGAAGAAGCTTCTTTTCTCCGGAATCTCCCAACAGGAACCGCGAGCATCTCTTCAGCAATTCATCGTATATCGAATCATTGACATAGCCCGATGTGGTACATGACAACAAGATCGCTTCTGCTCTTGCGCCCATACCTGACTTCATGACTTCATACTGTTTGAGACCCGCATCGCCTTCCCAGGCGGCTATCTCATCACAGATACACAAGCTCGGATTGAATCCGTCTGACTTCTTTGCAGAGAATGCTATCTTCTGCACTTGGGAATTTGTTCCGGCAACATACAGATCGGTCATCCTGTGCTTGGGCAACATGGAGTCATCGTTAATCTTCTTGTTGTGTTGGTCCTTTTCCGAGGCGATCTCTTTCGCCGCCTGATAATCAGGGTCAAGCAATGTCATCATCCAAATGTTGTTGTAAATGATGTTTGCTTGGTCAAGCTTCGGAGCGATATTGAATATCTTCGTACCGAAACCGCCCTCGATGAGCCAAACATATCGGGCAATGGCAGCCGCAAGAAGTGATTTTCCGTTCTTTCGTGCCACGATCAGCACAACCTCTCGGAATTGTCTTTTACCATTCTCATCCACAATGCCAAACATCGCAGATATCAAGGCTTTCTCCCACAACTCCAACACAAACGGCTGTGTCGCAAGATCTCCCTCGGTATGGAATGTGTGATTTTCAATCCAGTCAATAGCGGCGCTTGCCTTCTTCTGGTCAAAGAAAAACTCTTTCTTTTCAAGCCCGGCAACCAAGTATTTATAGATTTTTTCAATGTACTTTCCTACCAAGACCGAGCCATCCTCAATCTGTTGGTAGTATTTCAGGATATAATTAGTCGGTTTCTGTGCCTTCATAATATCTCCTATTTACAGAATAGTCTGAATTTTCGCAAATGTCAAGAATATTTGTTATATTGTCTGATAATTTATAATAAGTCGCAAAATCTCAATAAATGCCGTAAAATCAACATTTATCGCGGTTTATCTTTTCGTATCTTTCGCAAAATCCTACGGAACAG